GTTCCTGTCCCATACAACATTGACTTTACACTCTCTATTATGGTCAAGAATGTAATGGATGGTACTTATATTGTCGAACAGATTCTGCCTTATTTCACTCCAGTGTGGCAATCTACACTTAACTTGAATCCAGATCTGAATGGTAAGTACGACGTACCTATCACATTAGACAATATCACACACCAAGACACATATGAAGGTTCGTTTACCGAGCGTAGAGCAATTATTTGGACACTCAACTTCACAATGAAGGGTTGGCTATTCGGACCTACAAGTTCTACACTGTCTGGTATTATTAAGAATATCGATCTGAACTTTAACGATGGTGATTTTGGAACTGTTACAACTCCTTCAGAAGTCATCAACATTACACCAGGTCAGACTGCAAATGGTGATCCTATTTCTGAACCACCTAAACTTTATACTTATGGTATTTCCGCTCCAAATACTAATTTTTATATCACAGAACGACTTTCATCAATTGCAAATACAAATGACTTTGCTTATATTAAAACTGCAAACTCGTCATTTATTACTGCATATGATGTCGGTGGTAATCTAGTAGTCGGATCTACCGTCACTGGTTCTATTTCAGGACTTGAAGCTACTATTACCTCAGTTGATACCAACCCACCTCAATCTATTCCTGCTAATAATGTAGTTGAAAATAGCAATTGGGGCTTTATTGTTGACCTTATTGAGAACACATAATGAGTAAAAAATTAGAAAACACTCTTGGTCTTTCACCACTTCCGATGTTGGCAAACGAAAAGGATTATTTACCTGAAGTTGCTAAAGACCAACAAGCCGATCACGATGTTGAACAAGTTAGAGACAATCTCTATAATGCTGTTGATACTGCCAAACAAGCATTGGAAGATATGATTCTAATTGCTCAACAATCACAACATCCAAAAGCATATGAAACTGTAAATTCTCTTTTAAAGACATATGCAGATATTAGTATGGGCATTGCTGATCTGCATATGAAGAAACAACGAATTTCTGGTAAACAAAAAACTGAAGAAGCAGGACCTAACGTCACAAACAATCTTTTTGTTGGAAGTACTGCTGAACTTGCTAAAATGATTGAAGACTTGAGAAATAAGTAATGTCTGAATATGAAATTGATAAGGGTTATAATGGTAACCCTCTTTTAAAGAAGTCAAGAAAAGCGATATCTTGGACACCCGAGATGCTTGCAGAATATCTCAAATGTGCTGAAGACCCTATCTATTTTGCTGAAAAGTACATTCAGATTGTCCACGTCGACCGCGGACTTATTCCTATTTCTCTTTATGATTACCAAAAAGAAATTATAGTAAAGATCACAAAGAATAGACGTGTAGCCGTTTGTACTTCTAGACAGGCAGGTAAAACCACTACTGCGGCTGCGGTTATTCTTCATTACATTCTTTTTAATAGTCACAAAACCGTAGGACTGTTAGCGAATAAAGGTGATGCGGCTAGAGAAATTCTTGATCGTATTAAAATTTCATATGAAGGTCTACCTGCTTGGCTTCAACAAGGTGTAGTCTATTGGAATAAGGGTTCAATCGAACTCGAGAACGGCTGTAAAGTTATTGCTGCTGCTACATCATCCTCGGCAATTCGTGGTAAGTCTATCTCACTTCTATACATAGACGAAACTGCATTCGTTGAGAACTGGGATGAATTCTTCGCTTCAGTTTTCCCAACAATTTCATCCGGTGAAACTACCAAGATTCTTTTCACTTCTACACCAAATGGACTCAACCATTTCTATAAGACTTGTATGGGTGCTAAAGAAGGTACTAATGGTTATCAATATGTGGAGGTTCCTTGGCAGCGTGTTCCTGGACGAGGAGATGAATGGCAGCGTGAAACACTTGCAGCTATGGATTTTGACCATGAGAAGTTTGCCCAGGAATTCTGTTGTCAGTTTCTAGGTTCATCTGGTACACTTATTTCTGGTGCAGTTTTAAAAACACTTGTGTCAAAACCAGCACTGATATCAAGAGATGGACTAAACATCTATGAAGAAAAACAAGATAAGCGCCAGTATGTTATTGTATGCGACGTATCAAGAGGTAAAGGTCTTGACTATTCAGCATTCCAGGTGATCGACATCACACAGATGCCATATAATCAAGTATGCACATACAAGAATAATATGGTAACTCCATTAGATTATGCTGGTACTATTCACCAAATATCCAAACTTTATAATAATGCTTCAATTCTAGTTGAAATAAACGACACTGGTGGTCAGGTTGCAGACGCACTTTATTTCGACTATGAAAGTGAAAATGTAATTCAAACAGAAAATGCTGGTGCTAGAGGCAAACGAATCTCCGCAGGATTTTCTAAAACTGCAACTTCTGATCGTGGTGTTAGAACTACTAAAACAGTAAAAGCAATCGGTTGTTCAATGCTTAAACTGCTTATTGAGCAAAGACAGTTGATCATTAATGACCATGATACTATTTTTGAATTGTCAAGATTCTCTAAAAAGGGAACTTCATACGAAGCCGAACCAGGATGTAATGATGACTTGGTGATGGGACTAGTTTTATTTGGATGGATGTCCGATCAGCAATACTTTAAAGATTTAACTGATATTAATACTCTTATGAAACTAAGAGATAAAACAGATGAAGAATTAGAACGAGATCTATTACCATCAGGTTTTATTGTAGATGGTCAACCTGATGATGAAATCATTGATTTGGTGCAGAATCCAAACTCTGAGTTCATGTTTTTCTAATCTCCATTTTTTATAAATAAGCAATAAGTTTAAAATAATAACAAAACTCTTCAAAGGAGATTTAAATGGCCGTGCAAAATTTTGGATCGGGTGGAGGTGGATTTCAACTTAGCCCAGGTATTAATGTTTCTGAAATCGATCTTACAACTGTAGTCCCTTCAGTAGATACAACTTCAGGTGCTATTGCGGGTGTATTTCGTTGGGGTCCTGTTGGCCAACGAATTCTCGTAACTTCAGAAAATGATCTAGCTAACAAGTTTGGTAAGCCAACAAATATCAACCCAGAAACTTGGTTTACTGCTGCATCATTCCTATCATATTCAAGCTCACTTTATGTAAGTAGAGCATCAACTGCTAACCAGTTTTCAGCTATTGCAACAAGCAATACAGCAGTCACAAATGCAAGTACTGCATACACAATTCTAAATACTGATGACTATGCAGTTAAATCAGCATCATTCACATCGAATGCGCCAAACTATATTGCACGTTATGTCGGTGATCTTGGTAATACTCTTAAGATTTCTGTTTGTGGAAGTGCAAATCAATATAGTTCAACATTTGATCTTAAGGCTCAGTCAAATACAACAAGCAATAACACTGCATTGGCAATTACTGTAGGTTCAAATCAGGGTGTTGTGACACTAGATTATGGTGCACTTGCTGCTAACGTTGCTGCTGCTACTGCTATTTCAAACCTTATCTATTCTGGTGATTACATCAAGGTAGGAAATTCCGCAACTATCGGAACTCAATATCTTAAGGTTATTTCAACATCGTCACCAAGCACTGTAGGTAATACTGTATCATTTGCTCTTACATTTGATCAGCCACTTAAGCTTTCAACAAGCATCAGTACTTCTTCAGTCTCACGCTATTGGGAATATTATAACCAGGTTGATGCAGCTCCAAGTATGTCTACATATGTTGCCGTAAACGGAAATACAGCACTTCAACTAGCGAATCCTTTAGCTCAGAATGATGAAGTTCACGTTATAGTTGTTGACGAAAACGGTGGTTTCACTGGTAATCCTGGTGCTGTTCTTGAAGTCTTTAAGGGTCTTTCAAGAGCTACTGATGCGAAACTATCTGATGGTACAACAAACTATTATAAGGATGTAATCAATTCTGGATCAAATTATGTTTGGTTTGGTGTTGATCGTGTTGGTGCTCCATCAAATACAGCGGTTAATATCGCATCATCAACAAATCAGCTTCCACTTACACTGTCATTTGTCGGTGGTGTAGATTTCGATGAAACTGAAACTGGTATGCCATTTGCAGATATTGCAAAAGCATATGATCTATTTGCTTCACCAGAAGATGTTGATGTTTCACTTATCATGACTGGTATGTCCCGCGGTGGTATTAATGGAACTCAGTCAGGTAATTATCTGATTGATAACCTAGGTGAAGTACGTAAGGATTGTCTAGTTTTTGTTTCGCCAAATAAGGCTAGTGTTGTTAATACATCAACACCAGTTGAAAATATTCTAGGCTTCAGATCATATCTACGTTCATCTTCATACGCAGTTATGGATTCTGGTTACAAATACACATACGATAAGTATAACGATGTATATCGCTATATTCCTCTAAATGGTGATATTGCAGGTCTATGTGCAAGAACTGACCGTACTCGTGATCCTTGGTTCTCACCAGCTGGAACTACTCGCGGCAGCATTAACAATGTAATCAAGCTTGCATTTAATCCAAATGGTTCTCAGAGAGATCAGCTTTACAAGAATAGTGTTAACCCAGTTATCATCATTCCAAACCAAGGTCCGGTTCTTTACGGCGATAAGACACTATTGTCTAAGCCATCTTCGTTTGATCGTATCAACGTACGTAGATTGTTCCTTGTTCTTGAAAAAG